AAAAAGTACGGCGACGCCGTAGACATCGCTTCGGAACGTGTGACTCCTACTGCCAGTGGCGGCCAAGTTCCTGCCGTCGCTGGCGGCGGCGTGGTGCCGCCAAACCCTGACGCTATCGGTGCGGCGGCGACGGCTGCGGCAACTAGGCAATCGGAGGTTGCCGGCACGTTTTCGTCCGTCAATCTTAGCGGAATGGGATTCGGCTCAAGCATTGCCCAGCAACAGCTGGAGGTGCTGCGTGGGATCAAGGCCAATACCGACGACATCGGAGATGAGGGTGCAATAGCACCGTAGGCATGCCACTCACTTGGATTGAAGACGGCGATAGTCGCCAAGCCACGATCGTCCGAAAGGGACGCAAGGCCCAAAGTACGTACAAGAAGTCTTGGAAGGTTTTCGGCACCCAAGACGATGCAGCGCTGCACGCTGACATCAATTCCAAGGTGACGGCTAGCTATGAGTACTGGCAATACCCTGGCGTCTCTGGCATGCAGCTGCGTGCCGAGTCGTACAGCGTGTCGTACCTTGGCGACGATGCGTGGCAAGTCACTGTTGACTACGTCAAGGACGGCGCTGAGGACGGCACCGAGCCGCTGAAGCGTGCGAGGTCATTCGACACGACCGGCGGGACGCAGCACATCACGCAGGCGGCTGGCGGTGCAATCGTCGTCAACGGCACTACGACAACAACAGAGAGTACGGAAAGCAAGTTTCCGCCATCCACTGCCCCCAGCATGAATAGCGCCATTGGCGTGGACGACAACGGCGTCAACGGCGTTGATATTGTTGTGCCGCAGTTGCAATGGCAGGAATCCTACGACGTTCCAAACGCATACGTCACGAATGGCTACATCACGGGCGTTGCTGCACTGACGGGCACCGTGAACAACGGAGGGTTCCGCGGTTTCTCTGCCGGGGAAGTCTTGTTCCTCGGGTGCTCTGGCTCCCAAGAGTGGGACGACCAGAAGGGGCGCGGCCCGTGGTCGCTTACCTACCGCTTCGTCGCGTCACCAAACGTCACGAACCAGACGATAGGCGATGTCACAGGCATCAACAAAAAGGGGCACGAGTACCTGTGGGTCAGGTACGAGACGGCCGAATCGTCTGGCGTGCTCATCAAGAAGCCAAAGTTCGTGTACGTCAATAAGGTCTACCGCGACGCGAACTTTGCAGCCCTTGGCATCGGGACATTGTGATGGCACGCAGCGACGGACGCATCGAGCCTGGGCAGAAGCTTCATGGTGCGATTTCCGCACGGGCGTGGAATCGCATGCTTGATGCTGCCGACCTTGTCATGGGCGACAGCCTCGCAATGGGGGCGGACGGGCCGTCGTATGCGTCAGCGCCATACACATGGGTCTACGCATACAACGCAACGGGTGCTGATGTTGCTCGGTGGTCTGCGTGTCAAATTACAACCACGTATATTGCGCCGAATGACAACGTCGTAGGCGACTCATGGGGGCCGTCTCCAAACGCTGCACAGTTTGAGTCAATGCCGACTGTCGTACTGACAGCCCATGCCGAATACCTTGTAAAGCCATGGTGCGTAGCAATTGAGCCCATCAAGCACTTGAAGCTCGGTCGCGTAGCCGTAGCTGGAGTCGTGCAAGCAAGGATCAAGGTGTCATCATCATTCTTTCGGTTTGTGGACATTAGAAACGGGACGCTCGAGACTGCTGAGCAGGGGTACGCACGAATCCTGTGGAAGGAACCCGGCGAGGGCACCAATCGCTGGGCACTACTGCAACTTGGGTGCTCAGAGGACCGAGTGCTCACTGCGACATTCCCCGGAACGTGGGATCTAGGCGAAGAAAAGACTTTGACGCTAACGCAGGAAAATGAAACAGGAGAGTTCACGGAAACTGTTAAGGTCATCAACGGATTGATGAACGTGCAGGCCGGCGACAACGGCGGCAAGTGCGTGCTCTACCGCCGTGCGTGGGACTACAGGAACCCCGTCCTAATGGATTTTGTCTTCTCGAGCCTCAAGGGCCACGACGGAGCGCACCCTGTGCTCAAGCGGCACGAAAGTCGTGTGCAGTGGAAGACGCCATCGCTGAACGTCGAAAAGGATGCAGAGGGCAAGGTCACAAACGTCACCCTACAGTGGACGTGATGCATGCCGCGCCATCGCAGGACCGTCTATATCGGCGAGCAGCGGTGGAAGATCTCGCGAGATAAGCGCCTCCGCAGCGACTGCGGGCAGTGTGACTACGGAGCCAGGACGATCCGCATCTGCTCAACGCTCCGCGGACTTGACCTCTTGGATACCCTCATTCACGAGGTGATACACGCTCGGTGGCCTGACCTCGCAGAGGAGGCCGTCGAAGAGGTAGCGACGACGCTGGCCGGCATCCTTGACGCGGAGGGGTTTCGCCATGCCGAAAGCGACGCTGATTGACGCCGTGCGAGAGCGTTTGGATGCAGACCCGATACGGCCTGGTCCGAAGCACTGGTTTTCTAAGTTGAGCGAGCAGGCTCGTCAGGAAGTCTCGGACCTGCGCACCAAATTCCTTTCCGGTGAGTTCGGGCGATCTTCGGCTATGGAAGTGTCGCGACGCACGCATGCCGCAGCGACTGAGCGCGGTTGGCCGATGCCAAGCGTCAAGGAGTTTGCCCTATGGCTGCGTCGAAGTTAACCGACGCAGTGCGGGCATCCCTCCCGCCACCAACGCCGGCGCCGGATGCTGAACAGGTAACGCAGAAGCGTTCCGGCGATACGCTCGAGGCGCGGTCCACGTCACGGCGGATCAAGACCGTAGAGGATCTGCTCGCACACATAGAGGCGGACATGTCCCGCTATGAGGTCGCCGCCAGTGAGGCGACTAAGTGGGAGTGTGCGAGCAGCGACGGCAACGGAGGCACAACCGTCACGGAACTGCACCGCGTGTTCGTGCGGTTGAAGCCCAAGGCGGGGCCGACGACTCGCGAGATTGTCGAGGCGATGATTGAGGCGGCGAAACGGGACATCCGCCGCCCCTTGACCAAATCTGTGAAGGCACCGAAACGGTCCGGTCTATGGCAAGTGCTGGTGGTCGCCGATGCGCACTTCGGCAAGTACTGCTGGAACGGGACCACGGGCAGCGGGGACTACGACCTAGCCATTGCCGCCCGACTAGTTGGCGACGCCGCAGGCGAGCTACTGGCGGTCGGTGACACACACAAACCAGCACGCCGCACCATCGCCTTCCTGGGAGACCTGTTCCATTACGACACTCCGGCTGGCACGACTACCGGCGGCACGCCGCTCGAGCGTGACGGGCGTCTCCAGAAAATGATTGAGGTTGGATGCGACACGCTTTTGGCAATCGTCGACAAGTCTGCCGACACGGCCCCCACTGACGTGGTGATCGTCAATGGGAACCACGACGAGGTCCTGACGTGGACGTTTCAACGCATCCTTCGCGAGCGGTTTCGCAGCCACAAGCGGGTAACTGTGAAGCCAGATTTCACGGGTCGGCAGTATTTGCACCACGGCGGCAACCTCTTGGGGTTCGCTCATGGTCACAAGGCGAAGGCAAAGTTTCCCCAGCTGATGGCGCTTGAGTCGCCGCAGGAGTGGAGCCGCTGCCGCTATCGCGAATGGCACACAGGGCACTTCCATTCGCAGGCTGCGGAGTGGCAGCGACCGATTGAGACGCTTCAGGGAGTCATCGTGCGAACTGCCCCTTCGCTCAACCCACCCGATGATTACCACGCGATCAATGGCTGGATCGCAAGCCGTCAGGCTATGGAGACGTTTTTCTACACGCCGGCTGGCGGTCTGGCATCAATGCACGTCGCCGGCCCAGCGAGTTGACCAATGCAGTACGACTTGAGCGACGAGTATCTGGCAGACGCCAGAGCGCGTGCCTACAGGTTTCAGGGACAGTGGACGGGCACATCTGGCGCACTCGCGGCCGACACCGCACGACTACTAATTGAAAGGAAACGCATGACTGCAACGATCGCCAAGCTTGAGGAGGAAAACGCAGCACTGAGGAACGCAGTCGAAGCGCGGCTCGCTGCCGCGTGCTGCGACGGCGGCAAGTGCCACGCCAAGGCGATCGACGAAAAGGGGCCGATCACGGACGTTGACGACCACGTTGACGAGGACGATGCCCGCACGCCGGATTCCGGTATGGCACTGCCGTCCGATTGGATTCTCCAAGGACAGCGGGAACTCGAGGCCCACGGGGACGACATCCGGTGGAAGGGTGACAGCATCGTGGCGGCACCAGCAGAAGGGCTTCGGCCAGGGTCTCGCGAGTTCGTTGGCGTGCTGGACGAGATCAAGGATCTGCACCTCCGCAAGACGCTTGACTACGGCGTGGACGAAGACGCACTGTCCAACATTCGCGAGTCTGCGGAGATTGTGAATATGCCGGCGTGGGCCGGCTGCATCCTTCGCATTTACGACAAGATGCACCGGCTCAAAGCGTACTTCCGACGCGGGCGGGTTGAGTTCGACGGGTTGGAAGACACGCTCAAGGACATCGCGTCTTATGCGGTGATTGCCGAGGTGTTGCGCCGCGAGGCAGACCCGGTCAAGGTGGCGGGCTAGCCGACCTACTCTGGCGGCATGGTCGCCGCCGACGCCAACACGCTGCCGGGCACCGTTGCCGCCGTCAACGCTTTCCTCGCGTCTGCTCGCGAGCAGGCAGCCGACGGCCTGACATGGACCGAGTTCGGCCGGCTGCTCGTGCAGTTGCTCAACGTCGTGGTCCGCGGGCTTGACGCCGTGGCGTCGCTCAGTGGGCCGGAGAAAAAGGCCGTCGCTCTGACTGCTGCAGCGAGTCTCTTTGACTCGTTCGCCGACCGCTGCGTGCCGCTGGCAGCGTGGCCGGCGTGGATGCTGATCCGCCCTGCTACTCGTCTTCTCGTCCTGTCCCTCGCAGCCGGTGCCGTAGAGGCGCTGCTGCGGATCTCTCGGAGTGACGCCACGTGATCGCACTCGCCCTCGTTGCCGTTGCCGTCTACGCACTCGCTGGCCCGCAGATCGTCGAAAGGGTGAAGGCGGCGTGGGCCGCCGGCAAGCGTCCGACGATTGACGGCAGACATGTGGCGGCGGCGGCGCTGATCGTTGCGGCGGCGATTTCTCTCGCCCCCAGGGGTGGCAAGCCGCAGCCGGTGCCGCAGCCCGACGCCGGTGCCGTGTCGCTGCGTGGCAAGTTCATCGGACCAAAGGCCGCCGATGATGCCCAGATGCTATCCGCCCTCCTGGCGGAGCTGGCCGACTGCATTGAGCGCGACGGCACGCTCACCGACCCGCGGCTCAAAACAGGCGTGGCGCTGGACGATCTGCGGATCGCCGCTCGAGAAGCCCGCATGCGTGGCGAGTCGCTCGGTACTCGTCAGCCGGCGGTAAAAGACGCCATCCACTCCTACCTAGACCGTGTCGTTGGCACGTCTGGCGGTCCTGTCACGCCGGAGAGTCGGCGGGCCTGGGTGTCAGCGTTCCGTGATCTGTCGGACGCTGCGGCGGAGGCGACTCAATGAGCCGCCAAGGCCGCTGGTCGATCTCTGCGGTTGTGTTCGTGATCGCAATGGCGATCCTCGGCGCTTTCGTTGAGCGTGCGACGCACCGTGCCGTCGACGCTGCGAATGGGCAGTTCGGGTACGTGCCCGACCCTGAGGGGACGCGGCAGTTCTTGGCGACCCTCGACAAGCCCTTCTTCGCACAGGCCGGCGCTGACGCAATGGACAAGGCGAAAGGCGTCGACACGTTCCTCTATCGCCAGATGGACAAGGCACACCGTGCCCGCTACGGGAAACCATTTGTTGTCGGCCGGCAGGCGATTGGGGACTGCGTCTCGTGGGGTGCCATGCACGCCGTGTACTGCCAAGATGCAGTGTCGTGGTCGCTTGGAAAGCTTCCCGATCCTCCGCTGATGCCGTGCTCGGAAGCACTGTATGGGGGAGCCAGGGTCGAGGCGCGAGGCAGGCCGGGTGATGGGGCGCAGCCTTACGGCGGTTTTTCAGACGGTGCCACAGGATTCGGTGCTGCAAAGTTCCTTCGGGACTTTGGCGTTGTCTATCGGGAGACCGTCAACGGCATCGACCTGACGATGTACAGCGGCGACCGTGCGAAAGAGTGGGGAGCCTACGGCTGCGGCGGTCGCGGCGACGGCGGCAAGATGGACGCCATCGCAAAAACCCATCCGTGCCGCTACGTAGTCGCCATTCGTACTTGGGACGAACTTGCCGCAGCGATTGAATCTGGTTTCCCTGTGACGCTCGCGAGCTCTCAGGGCTTCTCGTCCACCCGCAACAAAGACGGCATCTGCGAAGCGTCTGGCGTCTGGATGCACCAGATGTGTGCCATTGGCATCCGCCACAAGAAGAACGGCGCCCCGGACGATCTTTGTTTGGTTCTCAATTCGTGGGGACCGTCGTACTGCTCTGGTGGCAAATTCCCAGATGACCAGCCGGATGGCTCGTTCTGGGCTCGCCGCTCTGTCGTCGAGCGGATGCTTGAGGACGCTTGGGCGATCGGCGACACCGACGGGTTCCGATACCGAGACCTCGACCACGGCGGGTGGCTCGGCGAGGTGCGTGTGCAGGCAGTGAGCTATCAGCAGTTTGCGGACGAGTTGGCCTTAGGACTCTAGGAGGTGCCCGTGTTCAGTTTGTTGTACTGGGCGATCTTCGGTGCGATTGTCGGCGGCATCGCGAAAGCGCTGATGCCCGGCAAGGTTCCAGGCGGGTGGCTCCCGGCTATCGGGCTCGGCGTCGCAGGAAGCGTGCTCGGCGGTCTGCCGTTTGGCGAAGGCCCGGCCGGGCTCGTCGGCAGCGTCCTCGGTGCGGTCCTCCTGGTCTACGGCATCGAGTACTGGAGGACGACCAATGTCTGACGCCACCGCCACCGCCACCACCATGACAAAGCCTGACATGCGTCTTCTCGTGATCGCAGCGATCCTCGGCATGGCCCTCGGCTGGTTCGCTGCCACGTCGCCCGCATCGCCGATCAAGCCGACGCCGGATCGCCCGGTACTGCGTCTCCTGGCCCGCGTGGCAAAGCTTGGGCTGTGGGCTCTTGCGTTTGCCGATCCGCCTCCGACCCAGGATCGACACTACGTCGTCCATGCACGGGTCGACGAGGATGGACACAAAGTCCTGCACCACGGGGAGGGCTGGTGATGTGGGAAGCACTTCTGGTGTGGCTCACGTGGCTTGCGGCTGACCCGCACGCCGTCAGCACGGAGGCCGCTAAGGCTTCCGGGGCGGTGTCCGTCGCCTACGCCGCCACGGCCCCGGACGTGGCCCCTGCGCCCGTTCCTGTGCCCAAGCCAGGGTGTTGCGAGGACTGCGGCGGCAAGGGTGTCATCGTCCACGGGGACGGCCACCGGACGCCATGTCCGTGCCCGCCGTCTTGCCAGTGCAAGAGGGCGCCCGGCGCGGCGCTCACGCCAGGTGTTCGCGCTGCGCCCGCGGGCGAGGCGTCCCGGTGAGCGCCGCGCCGGCTGGGCTTCTGCCGCAGCTGCGTGACAGGCTGCGGGACGATGTCGGCTCCAGGGCCGTCGCCGCCGGAATTGCGTTTGACGAGTTCGTCCATGCGACGTGCCGATGCTGGAACGTGGAGCACTGGACGAAGCTCGCCCGCACCCAGCCCGACAGCCACATGGAGGCGGTGCGGGATGCCAAGGTGCTGATCGCCAAGGTCCGCGAGGACGTGGAGGCTATGTGGGGCGACAGCCCAGAACTGCGGAACCTGTTTCGCGACGTTGGGCAAGACGCCATTGAGGCGTTCGCAAAGATGTGGTTCGCGTCACCGACAAATCGCACGTGGATACGCAGCGCGATCCGTGAGTCGTGGTCGCTTGACACCTAACGGACACTCGCCGCATGGGCGAAGTCCAGCAGTGGCTCTTAGATGACGGGGATCTGCCGCCACCACGCGGCAAGCGCCGCCGCGTGCCCGATCGCCTGTCGCCGTCACTGCGGAAGTTCTTGACACGGCTGGCCCGCATCGGTGCTCGAGTCACGTGGACGATCGAGCTCCTCTACAAGCCCGAGACCGGTGGGCAGGGTGAACTCTGCGAGCGTGCCAGGGCCGGAGACCATACGCTCGTGCTCGACACGGTCCGCGAGGTTGAGTACCAAGCGAGCCTCCTGGGGGACGACATAGAGATATTCATGCGTCCGCCACAACGCATTGCGGCGAAGCCGGGCACGCCAGCGAAAGTCGAGATCCTCGCGGCACGCCAGCGGGCCAGGATGCATTTGTTCGACGAGGCGGACGAGACGCTCTAGGCGTGCGTCTTATGCCGCAGCGTGCGGCATAAAACCGACGCTACCGCGATTCGGGCGGCGTTGAACCGCCCCAGCGGGCGATATGCCGCAGACGAGCGGGATTCAGTGGACCGCAGAAACAATGGTTCTGTGGCTAAAACTGCGTTCCTCTTGCGCTCACGTCGAAGTCCCACTCGACGTTGCACTTGCAACGCGGACGATCGACGCACGGCCTGACCTGCATCTCGGCTTCGCACTTCGGGCAGCGGATCGCCCCGAAGTAGACGCCGATCTCGTCCGAGTAGTCCATCTCGATGATCTCGCCGGATATGCCGAGGTCGTCGAGCGTGTCGGCCGCCAGCCGGATCGCGTCGGCGTCCTGCTCACTGGCGGTGCGTGCCGCGATCTCTCGCAAGAGTTGCTGAAGCGGAACCGTCTCGTATTCCATCTCACTCCTCCGTTTCTCCGCGCTCACAGAACCACGCGATGCAGCGGACCCGCGATGCCGTCTGCCGGAATGGTAAGTCAGCGGTCGCGGGCCGCTGATCCTGGGCGTTCGCTCGATACTTCCGTCACAAGTCCCACTCGTAACCGTCAAACTCGCCAACGGCTATCGTGTCATCGTCAGCCTCAATGAGCGCAGCGTCTGTGGCGAGCATCACCAGACCGACAACGCGGCTGAAGAAACCGGGCGGCACTTCGTCGTCGCCCCAATAATCTCGCTCGTCTTCCCGTACAAGCCGGGCCTGCATCGCCCACGCCACAACAGGGTAGCGGCTTCCGTCTTTGTAGGTGGCCCAATATCCGGTTGCCGGGATGATCTGCACCGTCTGGTAGTCAGTTCCGAGATTCCATGTGCCGCCGACGATCCCAGCCGTTGCCGTTGCAGGAGGCGTCTTTAGTTTCGTTTTTTTCGCCATCGACTTTCCACCTTCATGAGTTTCAATCCCGCTGCAATGTGCCACGAGCGAACCAGCGGATCAAGCGGATGGCGTTGCATCGTCGTGTGGCATGGTGCCTCCTGCGGCTCAACGATACGCCGCACGTCAAGCGGCGGGCTTGTCTGTTGGAACCTCGTGTGCGGCAGACCAACCCAGTGCCAGACCTTGACGGTAGAGTTGCCGATGCTCTGTCGGCACGCCGTCAGATGCCGCTAGTTCATCCTGTGCGGCTCGATCTGGCAATGGCGACGACTCGGCCGCCAGCGCCTTGCCGCGTGCGTATCCGGCACGCTGGGCGGCTTCCTTGGCATCCGCGACCGATGGCGGCTTGGTGCTGCCCAGATTTAGGGGCGGGAGTAGATCTATCGCCGTGTGCTTGGGCTTGGCGATCGTCACGTCGATGTAGTGGGCCTTTGTGGTGGCCGCGTTTGAATGGTCAAGCAGTTGGGTCGCCGCCGCGTCACCACCGGCGAGGGCTATGTAGCTGGCTGCGGATTTCCTAAAGCCGTGGAATCCTCGCTTCGTCACGCCCGCCTGTCGGCAGAGCATCTTGAAGTGGTGCCATAGCGACGAGCGGTTGCCCTTCCACGGCCATACCTTTTCCTCGTCGCCGCGCCGCATTTCCGCCAGCCACAGGCAGAGTTCCTCGGAAATCGGTCGCATGATGTCGCGGGTCGCACCCTTGCGGCTTTCGGCTCGGAACACCACAAACCGCTGCACAAGGTCAACGTCGGACCACCTAAGCTCAAGATGGGCACCTACACGCTCAGCAGACTCCCAGCAGCACCGGATCAGCGTGCTTAGCCACAGGTGCGGCGGGACGCCTTCCAGGGGCTTTAGGGGCGGTCTGCGCCGCATGGCGGCCCGAAGGATGGCTGACACGTCCTCGACCGTGTAGCCCCTCGGTATGCGTCCTGGGGCCTTGATCTGTGGCAGGGTTGGGAATTGCTCGCAGTAACGCCGGCGGGCAGCGTAATTCCAGAGGGCTTGGATCTGGTTCCTGTCCTTCTTGGCGGTTGCCGCCGAGGTCTGCTGCCTACGGGCGGCTAGGTATCGGCTAACCACAAGGTCGTCGAGATCCTCTAGCGTCGGCTCCCGCCCTAGCTGCTCTGCCCAGCGGCTGAAAGTCAGGGCGTATTGCCGCTGACACTGCGGCACGTGGCCGCGAATGATGGCGTACTCGGTTTCGTAAACGTCTCGGAGTAGTCTGGACATCGGCAGGTCTCCCCAAAGTTGTGGCTTCCGTGACTAGTATACATGTGTACAAAACTCGCCAAGCCTATCCTCCACTCAGCTCCTGTACACTATACGGGGCGCGTGGGGAGCCGTGGCAAGTAGCAAAAACCGCCAGGAAACCGGGGAGAAATTGACCCGTGTTCCGCAATCGGTATCATTGGCTGAATGATCTGTGCGATGCAGAACGACCGCGGCCGAAAAATGATCTCCTGCCGGCAGGCAGCCGAGGAGTACGGCTGCACCATGCGGTACATCCGCAAGCTCGCTAAGGACGGTCGGCTGACGTTCGAGGTGGTGGGCGGGTCGTACATGGTCGCCGCCGACGAGGTGGCCCGGCTGAAAACCGCCACCGCCAAGGGCACCGGGCGGCACAAGCCCAAGGCGTCTAAGTTCCGGGCAGGCTGAAAAAGCCTCGTTTTTCCCGCGAAAAGCAGGGTTTCGGAAAAAATCCTAATCCCCCCTTCCCGTTGGTTCCGATATCGGTATCATTAGGGCATGACGCGGGCGAGTGTGACCCGCAAACGCCAACCGGGAGACGAAACGATGCACGCAGTCGAAATCATCACCGCAAAGATCAAGTGCCAGCCGGTTCAGGTCGCGTACGACATTGTCCGCACGCTTGGAGGCGGATACCTCGCCTGTGAGCACGAGCGAATGGTTCGTGCTTGTGCTTACGACGCCATCGAGGCCCGCCTCGGAACGGATGCAGTGGATGCCCTTATGGACGAGGTCAGCCCAGGCTGGCGGAACTGAGCGACAGCCCGCCCGCCGGCAACTGGGCCGGCGGGCAACGCCACAAGACACAAGGGAGACGAGACGATGACCACCGCACAGAAGAACGCAAAGATTTCCGGCATGATCATGGCCCGCGTCCAAAGCGGCGAAACACTCGCGGGTGCCTTTGACGCCATCCTCGGCGCCGGGGCTTTCAGCCGTGTTGCTGGCGAGGTGTGGGAAGCACTCCGCGATGGTGCCGCGGAAACAGAGGCGACTAAGTTTGAGGCCGGCGTTTCCTACTTCTGCCGCAGCGCCTGCGATAGCGACTGCGTGTGGCACTTCACGATTCTTCGCCGCACAGCATCAAGCGTGTGGGTGCTGGTTGATGGCAAAGAGTGCCGCCGGGCAGTGCGAGTTTGGAACGGAGTCGAAAAGTTTGAGCCGTTCGGCCGGTATTCGATGTCTCCGGTCGTGTCCGCAGATCGTCGTTCTATGGCCCTGGAAGTTGCTTCCGCCTGACCTCAGGTGGGGCCACCCGGCCCGCCGCAAGCTGCAAAACGGGTGGCAATCGCACACAGGATTGTCCAGGCCACCGAGGGCCACACCATGACACGCACTGCACGTCGCACGTGGGATCGCCTGCTCGAGTTGCTGGTCGCAGTGCGACTCGGCCAAGAGCTTGGCACGCACAGCGAACTCGCTCAGTGCGTCGCCAATGCCGTGGATTTTCTGGTTCACACGGCCGGCAAGATTCTTCATTGACGTTTGGTTCCGATTCGGGTACACACTGCAAAACGCTTCCGATAAGGGAACCTTTTTGATGCTCCGCACGGTTGGACTAGAGAACAAAACTTCAACGAACACAAACCGCTCCACACCTTGTTTTTCAGCACTTTCGGCTTCTTGACGAGCACATATACGTTTGTTCAGATGCGCCACCACAACCACAGGAGAGACCCCCATGAACCACGATCCGCACGAAAACGAGTACCTCGCCGCTATCGCGGGCCTTCCGCAGCAGACGATTTCGCCGCCGCGAGCCCTTGACGGTCACGCCATTGGCGACCGCATCGCGTTCCGCCTGGAGGGCTGGGGGCCGCGGTCCTTCGACGCCGGCCGGGTCATCGACATCAAAGAGTCGCTGCACCGGCTGCTCGTGGAAACCGACGAGGACATCGTCGAGGTTGACCCAAGGCCGTGGCCGGAGGGGCACGTGTTGCCGTTTTAACCGCACAAGGTCGCTGGCCTGTCTCCTCGGCGCCGAGGGGTGCAAAAGCCGCAAGGCACAGGCCAGCCACCAGCACACAGGAACGCGTGCCGGCAGGACGCAGGCATGCGGAAGGGAGCCGGTGGAACCGGAGTAGCAGGGACGCAACGAACACCCGCTGAGCAGGACGCCAAGCGGGAACTTGAACCCAAGAAAGGGACTTAGATGAGCACAGAAATCAGCACGCATCGGGCCGCAACTGGGTTGGCCCTGGCATCGTTCGACGATGCTTTTCGGTTTACCAAGATGGTTGCGGCGTCGGAGTTTGCGCCGAAGGACTTCAAGGGGAAGCCGGAATCATGCCTTCTCGCTATCCAGCATGGCAGCGAAGTCGGACTTTCCCCGATGCAATCGCTCCAGAGTATTGCGGTGATAAACGGTCGGCCGACGATCTGGGGAGATGCTGCCCTAGCGTTGGTACAGGCGTCGCCGGTCTGCGAGTACGTCAATGAGTACATCGAGGGCCAGGGCGACAACCTGACCGCCGTCTGCGAGGCAAAGCGCCGCGGCTACCCGGCTCCGACGGTTAGCCGGTTCAGCATGGCTGACGCCAAGCGTGCCGGTCTGGCTGGAAAGTCTGGCCCGTGGTCGCAGTACCCAGAGCGCATGCTACAGCTGCGGGCTCGAGGATTTGCCCTGCGTAATGCGTTTGCAGACGCTCTACGTGGGCTGATTACTGCCGAAGAGGCACAGGACTACCCGACGCCGGAGCCTGCTGCGGAGCCCGTCATTGTGCGTCCCAAGTTCGATGAGCCACGCAAGCCATCGAAGGTCGTGCTGTCGCCGAAGATGCCGGTGCCGGAAATCACCGACCACGCTGCGAAGGCCAGAATCGCGATCTCGGCTTGTTCCACGGTGGAAGACCTCGACCGTCTCCGTCGACGCCTGGACGAGCGGTTCGCCGACGGCACGTTTGACGAAGCAACGCACAAGGAACTCGTCGGAATGACGCTCACCAAGGCGGAGATCCTCACAGCCGAGGTGCCCGCATGAGCGACATCGTGAGCGACACGATCACGACCCACGAGAACGGCGGCACCGAGCGTCGCATCGTGTGGAGCGACGGTTTCGCCGCAACGATCGTGAGCTTGCCAGTGGAGCCTCTGGCGTGCCCGGCGCGGTTCCGTCCTGGGAATCATTCGGCTGCGCAAGCTTACGCGGCGGGTCTGGAAGAGGAGTACGTGGACGAAATGGTCAACGTGTACGGGGAGGGCTGGTAGTGGCGTGGCACGACGTATCGCCGTGGATTCTCAAGCAGCGAGCACAAGGCCAGCCGCAGGCCAAAAGCGGGACGCAACAGAACCGCCCCGCAGCGGTGCCTCAACGCCGGAAGAGGGCCAAATCACCGGCGCGGAAAGGGTCGTGACCGTCTCCCATCGACACGCTACCGCACCGCCGACGTGACAGGCACGGACGCCGCTTCAACGCGGCAGGCGGATTTGATGACTGACACGCACCACGGAGGGATCGCGATGCCAAAACGACCGAAGGCCGTCAAAGACGTGTACGACGCGCTGACGTGGCTCTCCTATGGCGCTCGGTTCACCACGGGCGAGCCGAGCAAGCATTTCGCCGGGTGCCGCGACGTGATATTTGAGCTTCACGACGAACTAGAGTCCACGCGGCAGCGGTGTGCGGCGTTGGCGGCACGCCTGGAGAAGCTCGAGGCCACGAAGGACAAGGAGGGGCTGTGAGCGATTACTGGCCCGATAGACCCGCCGGCCCTCTGTTTGCCACGGCACCAGCTGTGCAGCACAGCGCGACCAG